TAACAATGGAAACAGGTGTTCCAATGATGGGTGTACAAGTTGGTACACGTACTGAAGAACAAATTAAAGTTCTTAAAAATCAACCTGATTTAGAAGTGTGTGATTACAACAATGTAATTATTGACCCCACTTGTTTAGGTGATTTAGACAAAGCTAACTTTATTATTTACAGTTTTGAAACATCTATGGCTGAACTTAAAAAAGATGGCAGGTATTCAAATTTAGAACATGTTATATTAGAGAATGCTGCACCATTAGCACAACCAGACCATAACTTAGAAGATGAAACAAATTTTAAGTTTAAAGACGACCCACGTAAAAAAATAATTGTTTATGAATACTGGGGCTACTGGGATATTAATGATACTGGTGAAGTAGAACCATTTATTGCTACTTGGGTAGGTGATGTATTAATTAGAATGGAGTCTAATCCATTCCCTGATAAAAAACTACCATTTGTATCAGTTCAATACTTACCTGTACGTAAACACATTTACGGTGAACCAGATGGTGCATTACTAGAAGATAATCAAAAGATTATTGGTGCTGTAACACGAGGTATGATTGATATTATTGGTAGGTCTGCTAATGGTCAAATGGGTATTCGTAAAGATGCATTAGATGTTACAAATGCTCGTAAGTTTGAACAAGGTGCAGATTATAAATTTAATTCTAATGTAGACCCTAGACAAGCATTTCACATGGATACGTATCCTGAAATACCTAATAGCGCATTAAACATGTTAAATCTTCAAAATAACGAAGCAGAATCATTAACAGGTGTTAAAGCATTTAATAGTGGTATTAGTGGCGCAGCATTAGGTAATACAGCTACAGGTATTAGAAGTGCACTAGATGCAGCATCTAAACGTGAGTTAGGAATACTTAGAAGATTAGCAGATGGTATTAATCAAATAGGTCGTAAGATAATATCTATGAATTCAGAATTTTTATCTGACCAAGAGATAATTAGAGTAACTAACGAAGAGTTTGTTGCTATTAATCGTGAAGATTTGGGTGGTATGTATGATATTAAATTAAATATATCTACAGCTGAGGCTGACAACGAAAAAGCACAAGAACTATCTTTTATGTTACAAACAATGGGTAATAATATGGACCCAAGTATGTCACAGATAATATTATCAGATATTGCTCGATTGCGTAAGATGCCTGATTTAGCTAAACAAATTAAAGAATATCAGCCACAACCAAATCCAATGGCTGAACAGAAAGCTCAACTTGAAATGCAATTACTACAAGCTCAAATACAGAATGAATCTGCAAAAGCAGCAGAAAATGCAGTAGATGTAGAATACAAGAAAGCTAAGACTCAGACTGAAATATCTAAGTCTAGAAACTTAAATAGTAAGTCTGATATGGAAGACTTAAATTTTGTAGAACAAGAGTCTGGTGTTGGTAGACAACATGAAGAAAACATGAAAAAAGTTGATCAACAAAATACAATGGATAATAAGTTTGCAGATGCAATAATTAGTGATCCAATGTTAAATGGTCAGTAAGGTTAGAAAAAATCGTGATATAATCGCGAAAATAGACAATTTGTATTACAAATTAGTTTATTTAAAAAATAGGAGAGATTTGTTATTTAAGTTATTAACAATACTTTGTTTTTATCTCAATAAGAGGACACACGATGAGCATAGAAGAACAATTAGAAGAATTAGATGATAATATGCAGCAAGCTAAGCATTTTATCGATGTTAAAAATAGTACAGTAAAACTTTTTAAAAATAGAGAATTTAAAAAAGTTATCTTAGATTACTACTTTAAAGAAGAAGCAGCTAGATTAGTTATGGCAAAAGCTAGTTCTTTAAATAAAGAACAACAAGAAATCATTGACAACATGATTTACGGAATAGGAGCGTTAAGTAATTTCTTTGATAGTGTACTTACTAGAGGTACACAAGCAGAACAAGCATACAAAGAAGACGAAGATGCTAGAACTCAAATATTACAGGAGGACTTAAGCAATGGCTGAAGTAAATAGTCCTCTAGGAATGAATGATGAAGAATTCTTAAAACAAGATTTAAGTGAACTTGAAGCTAATTTAATTGCAGCAGAAGAAGCTGAAGCTCAAGAAGACACTGAAGAAATTGATACTCCTGAAGAAGAGCAAACTTCTGAAGAAGTAGCAAGTGAAGATGAAGAAGTAAATCCTGATGGGGTCGACCCCTATGAGGAAACGGATGAGTCTGAAAGTAATACGGAAGAATCTGATGAAGAGATATTAGAAGATGAAGTAGCTGACCTAGATGAGGATACTCAACTAGAAGACGAAACATTAGAAGATACTGTAGAGTTAGAGTCTGAAGATACAGATGCTACTGAAGATACCAATACAGCTAAACAAAAGAAAGATATTTCTCAAGCTGAGATTGATTACGAAGCAGCATATAAACGGATAATGGCACCATTTAAAGCTAGCAAGCGGATGATGCAAGTTGATAACATTGACGATGCAATATCTTTAATGCAAAAAGGCGCTGACTATCATAATAAGATGAAGACATTAAGTCCTAATCTTAAGATAGTAAGTACTTTAGAAAAAGAAGGATTGTTAGATCAAAACAAACTTAACAATCTAATCGACCTTTCTAAAAAAGACCCTAAAGCAATTGCTCAGCTTATAAAAGACAGTGGTATTGATCCGTTAGATATAGATACTGATGAGGAAGTAACATATAAACCTAATAATTACGGTGTATCAGATAAAGAGTTTAAAATTAATCAAGCAATTGATGATATTCGAGATACTCCATCTTTTGATAAGACAATAAACATCTTAGCTAAAGAGTGGGATAACGAAAGTAAAAACTTAATATCTGACAATCCTGAGATTATATCTATCATTAACGACCATGTATTTAATGGAGTTTTTGATAAAGTACAGTCAGTTGTTGATACTGAGAGAGCATTAGGAAGACTACAAGTACCTGATGTTGTCGCTTATAGACAAGTAGCTGAACATCTACAATCTCAAGGAGCACTAAGTAATCAACAGGAATCTGTTAGACCTCCTCCTGCATCTGTACCGAAGGCTAAAGCACAGGACCCTGCTGTTGTAAAACAAAAGCGTAAAGCTGCAGCAGGAACAAGAAAGACTGCGGGTAAGACTGAAGCTGCATCAGCTAATTACTTAGGTATGACTGATGAAGAATTCATGAAATTAGCCGATGTATAGTCTTTCTCTTTTAATACAGCTATAGGAGAATAATATGGCTTTAGAATACGGCACAGGCGCAAATGGCGCCAGTAATGTAGGTGCACAAGCGCGCACTGACTTTTATTTTAAGAAAGCGCTCATTAAAGTACGTGACATTCAGTACTTTATGCCATTGGCAGATGTTAGGGCTATGCCTAAGCATCACGGTAAGACAATTAAGCAAGATGTATATCAACCATTATTAGATGATTTGAATACAACAGACCAAGGTATTGATGCTGACGGTCTGATTCAAACTAGTACTAAGTTCATGGCTTGGAATGCTGCAGGTGTATTACAAACAGGTGGTACTGGACATACAGCAGCAACTGCAACTCATGCTGGTTTTTATGCAACTCAGGCTAATGCAACTACTGCAGCTGGTTCTGGTGGTAGTACTAAGCAAATGTATGGTAACCTTTATGGTTCATCAAAAGACGTTGGTGTAATTGCTGATCGTCTTCCTGCATTGACTGAGAATGGTGGAAGAGTTAACCGTGTAGGTTTCAAGCGTACACAAATTACTGGTTCACTTATCAAGCAAGGTTTCTTCACTGAGTACACTCAAGAGTCTTTAGACTTTGATTCAGACTCAGAGTTGATGTCACACATCACTGAAGAAATGATGGTTGGTGCTACAGAAATGACTGAAGCACAGTTGCAAAAAGATCTAATCAATACTGCTACTTCTAGCGGTACTGCTTATTTCATTGGTGGAGCAGCAAAAGCTAACGTTAATGCTGTAGCAACTTACAATGACTTGATGACATTGTCTATTGCGCTAGATAACAACAAGACACCTAAGCAAACTAAGATTATTTCAGGTTCTCGTATGACAGATACTAAAACTGTTAACGGTGGACGTGTTATGTACATTGGTCCAGATTTGATTCCAATGGTACGTAAGATGACTGATATATCTGGTTCAGGTGTTGGTTCAGGATTTGTTGGTGTAGAAAAATACGCTGACGCTTCTACAATTCTTAACGGTGAGATTGGTTCAGTAGACCAGTTCCGTTTTGTTGTAGTTCCTGAAATGCAATATGATTCAGGTGCAGGTGCATCTGCTGCAGACATTTTCCCTATGCTTTGTGTAGGTGACGGTTCATTTACTACTATTGGTTTCCAAACTGATGGTAAGAGCCTTAAGTTCACTACTACTCACAAGAAGCCAGGTAAAGAGACTGCTGACGTGAATGACCCTTACGGTGAAAAGGGTTTTTACTCAATCAAGTGGTACTATGGGTTCATGGCTTTACGTCCTGAGCGTCTAGGAATCATTTGGTGTAAAAAAGCTTAATTAAGCTTGTCTTCCTCACATACTACGTATGTGGGGAAGACTTAATATAGGAGATATTATGAACATACAAGAAATGACATCCAAACAAATTAGTGATGAGTTACGTAATCACGGTGTAAATATGCACTTTAACAGTAAAAGAGAAAAGTTAGTGCAAGCATTAGAAAATATTAATAACAACGATGAAGTGAGTATTACTATGAATACAAAACAATCAACTGCTAAAACAGACGAAGAAATAGCTGCTGAAATGGGAGTTACTATTCTCAATGATGATATGATAGATAACTACACATACAATGGTGTTGAATTAGAAGGTTTACAAGCTGCAGAAGGATTAAGCTTAGTTAGAGTTGTAGTTAGACCAAATGATCCATTAAAAGTAGAATCTGTTGGTGATATTTTTACAGTAGGTAGTAATGTAATTAACGATGGTCAAGCAGTTAAAAAATATGTTCCTTATAATAATGATGAAGGTTGGCATATACCTAAAATTATTTATGAACATCTTAAAAATGCTGAGTGTCAAATTTTTGCAAGAACAACTCGTAATGGTCAAGAAATTATGGAACCTAAAAATATTAAAGCATATAATGTTGAAGTATTGCCCCCATTAACATCAGAAGAAATTGATAAATTACGGGTTAAACAAAAAGCAACAGGATCAGTAGGATAATATTATGGCACTAACAAATGCATCACTAACACAAGGTAGTTCAGTAACAAATACTAATAATGTAATTACAGGTACTGGTGTATTTGATGATTTAATGGAATCTGTTACTGCGCATTTAGAAGCACAGTTTCAATTAGGTAGAATAACAGGAACAGATTTTGCTACTGTATATTTAGGAGCAATGCAAAGTGCTTTATCTGCTTCAGTTAGTTATACACTTGGTCAAAAAAAACAAATGCTGATGTAGAACTAATAAGTAAACAAGGTTTAAAAGTGGATGCTGATAAATTATTAGTTGATGCACAAGAGTTATTAACTGATGCTCAAAAAATAAAAGTAGATGCAGATAAAACATTAACTGATAACCAAGCAGCAACAGAGTTGAAAAAAGCTCTTGATATTGTTAATACAACTACTAATAGAAGTGCAGCACAAACTACATCAGAAAATACAGCAATAAAACAAAGAATATTACTTGAAAAACAAGCTTTAGATACAGTAAGTAGTACTAGTCTTAAAGATGCACAAGAATTGTTAACAGATGCTCAAAAATTAAAAACAGATCAAGAAAAAGCTTTATTACTTCAAAAAACAACTACTGAGTTTTCGCAAACACTTGTTACAGGTAATACTACTCCTAATGCTAACAGTGTATTAGGTAAACAAATTACTTTGTATGGTGAACAAGCAAAAGGCTTTAAGTGGAATGCTGATCAAAAATACCTTAAAACAATATTAGATGCATGGGCAATTAATATTAGTACAGCAGGTGTAGCTTCAACACAAGTTACAGCACTTAACGCTACAGGTACAGGTAATATTAATACACAAATTACTAACGCAGAACCTACAGGCTAATGTCTAACAGATTGCGCAACAATGTTATAGCTTTAAGTATTGTTGCGTGTTTTTGGATTATTTTTGTATTGCCCGTAATGGCAGCAGACGAAAGCTCAATTACACAAACTACGACTTCTACAGTTACTACTAACGGTACAAATGAGACTACAGTTAAGTCTCCTCCTCCTTCAGCTATATCACCTAATGTTGGTGGCAGCAACTCAGATTTATGTACTATATCTTCTAGTGGTGCTTTAGGCACTCAAATTCTGTCTTTAAGTTTAGGTGCTACATATACTGAAGAAAATTGTCTTAGATTAAAAAAAGCAGGTAGATTATATGATATGGGTATGAAAGTAGCCGCAGTATCAATAATGTGTCAAGATAAGGATGTATGGCAAGCTATGATGGATGCAGGAACTCCTTGTCCAATAGATGGTTTAATAGGCAATGAAGCCAAAGCTGCATGGCAAGTTAGAACTGACTTAATACCTATGCCAGAGGATGAAGATGAAATTACTGCACAAGAAAAACGCGATAAGGTTCTCAGCATTATGGGTACTGCTGCTGCTGCCTTTATCTTCTTTTAGCTACACGTTTGGCTACACACCTAACGTAGCAATTAGTGGCTTAGAGTGGACAATGACACCTACTTATTTAGGTGCTAATGGTATTGGTGGTATGGATGTATCAGGAGTTACTTACAAATACACACCTATTAAAAACAAAGAAGATAACTACATTGTTACTTTAGAAAACGATAAAGTAGGTGGTGGCTATGTATTTCAAGATAAGCAAGACTGGTCACAAAGAGAAGGTGGCGTAGAAATAAGAAGAACAATTGCATTACCGTATACACCTATTGCAGTGTTTGGTAATGGTAGACTTAAACAAGAGGGCACAGGCAGTATAGAAGGTGCAGATGTTAGATACATATATAGATTTGACCATTGTTTTGATCCTCAGAGTGACCCTAACTGTCCTGGGTATGTAAAGCCTAAACC